CAGAAGAACCAACAGGAACATACGAATCAACAGCACCATCAAAGACATTCACTGCTGATTCAAACGCTTCACGGATTTCTTCTGGTGCTTCCTGTACTGCTTCAACCAGTGCGTCAATCTTGGTTAAGTCAAGAGTGTCTAGATCGATACTGGCAAAGATTTCTTCTGCTTGGTCAGGGGTGATTACTTCTAGCAGTTCACTGTTGGTTGCCAGTTGAGTTGCCAGTGTGCTGTCAAGTTCTGCTTCAAGAATGGTGGCAACCTGTGCAACAACTTCTTGTGGCGTTGACGCATCAAGGTTGTCAAGAAGTTCTATGATTTGTTCTTCTGATACAGATTGGGGTTCTGATGTGGGTTCTTGAATTGGTTGCGCTGGTAATGGCAACGGCAATACTGGTGCTGGTGCATCAGTTGTTGAAGGTGCAGGAACAGTTGCGACAGGAACAGATGAAGGAAGCGTGGTCTCAGGCACTGTGGGTTCAGGAACCACAGCCACAGTTGTCTGTGGAACCACAGCAGGAACAGTTGTCACAGTGGTTTCAGTGGTCACAGGAACCACCACAGGAACCTGAACAGGGAGAGTGGACACCAAATCTTCCTGAGGATTGGAAGTAGGCACAGATGTTGTTGTTGTTGGGACTTCTGTTGTTGTGGTTGTTGGCTCTTGCGTGGTTGTCGTGGTGGCTGTCGCACTGACAGTGAACGCTGAATCAGGGACAATCTCCCAATCACCATCGTCAATCTTCCATGCCAACATGAAACAAGTTCCACCACCATTCTCATAGAACCAGCCATCAAGCATCAGTGGCTGTTCTGAAGCCATCGTCATTGGCTCTGTCTCGATCGCGCTACAAGCCTTGTCAGACCAGTCACCCCATTCATGGGTTCCAATCTTCATAGTGCCACCATCGTCAGCAGCCAACCAGAACTGAATTGTGTTGTGCGCTGGCAGGGTGATGAAGCCTTGGTAATGCACCATGAATAAGTCATCAGGGCATGGTGTGAAGGGTTCACCATCAAAACTTCTGTTGATGTTGTTTTCTATTTCACTGCCACAGATCTGGTGTTGCGTCAGGTCTTTGCTTGGTGGTGTCTCATCGATGATGTAATAAGTTGCGTTGATGCCACCAGTGTTTTCTGCGTGGGCAATCCCATCTGCAAACAATAAGCAAAGAAACGCCAGTGCTGTTCCTAGGCGTATCAGTCTTTGTGTGCGTGCCATTCAATGTGATTGCCTAATCTGCTGTCAACAGTGTCTATCTTGTCTGCAATCGCATCTAGTTTGTCTGCGTTGCTTGCGTGGTCTTTGTTGTTCTGTCTGCGTGTCACTTCAAGCAGGGTCACAATCAAAGTGACCGATGCACCAATCAACGCCACCACAACTTCAGTAGGCATTAGTTATTGCCTGTAACCATAGACAGAAATAGTTGCAGTGATATCTGCACCACCAGTGGTAGAGAACAATTCAAAACCATCAAATGCACTGCCGACAAAGTGAAACCCTGTTGCAGAACGGTTGATAACGCTTGTACCATCCCAACCACTTCCTTGCATGATGTATCTGGTTTGTGTTGCCACATTCGGAGAAAATATGTCAATGGTCAAAGCACCAAAATTGGAAAAGTTTGCTCCCGTGAAAATTGCTCTCCATGAAGTTTGGTTATTCTCTGATGTGCTAGAAATTGTCCCACCTGAACAGAAGATATTTGTCATGTAGTATTCAGTGCTATTCGGGGTCACACCACTTCTCAATTTGAAACGGATATCACTTGAAGTGGTAACACCAAGCGGACTAACCATTATTCTGTAATTAGTGAATGCACTGCTGAAGCACTGGTTGACAGCCACCGTTGTTGATGGTGTAGGTGTAACTGTTCTGATTAGTTCTAGTGCTGGTGGTGTTGTTGTACTGACTAGGCGCACCCAATTGCTACCGTCATAGTTGTAGATACTGTTGTCAGCATCAATGTATGCGGTCATGCCTTCAGCCAATGTTGGTTCACCAACACCACCAAACGCTGCGTCACGGGCAGTGGTAGTAGCAAAACGCATAATCACTTGGTCTGCTAGATAGTTGTTCACATCATCAGATGAGAGTTTGCTAAACGCAGGGAACTTCTTTGCACCAGCACCAGCCATCAGATTTCTTCTTCCATATCGGGTTGTGTTGTTTCAGGTTCAACAGAATCAGGTTGCCATTCTTCAGCAGTGTTGCCATCAAACAACCACTGCACATATTCAAGATAGTCAGCGTTCAAAGGGTCAGCAGGAATACCGAACTGATTGCCATTGGCATCAAAAGCAATCAACAACTGTTGTGAACCATCAAGGGTTTCAACTGTAATAAAAAAATACTGCATTACAATTCCGAACTAAAATCAACAAAGGCTGTGTTGTTTAATGCTGCCCGAATAAAACTAGGTCTGAACTGCGCACCAACAGCACCATATGTTGCAATGATATTCATTGAACGAGGTGTTGTACTACCCACACTTAAAGTAAAAATGACAGTGTTGTATGTGACATCATCTGATATTTCTGCGCCAGCACCATTGATAGTTGGTGATGCACGCATTGGTACAGAAGGCAAGTACAAAATTATGCTTGTTGTAGTGTTGGTTTGAAAACCTAATGGTGACAATCTTGCAATATTGGTTGAGGCATCAACAGCAGTGAACCTAAAATAATATCTTGCACATTCTTCAAAGACTTGTGAAAATAGTTTGCGTTCAAATGGTGTAGCCAAAGACCCAACTTCCAACTGCACATCAGTGATGTACAGAAAATCACCAAGCGTTGTAGTCATGTCATCGCACCAGATAAACACAGCAACATTGTTTGTGCTGGCTGTGTCAAGCGTGGCTGTGATGCTGTACCTAGTCCATGTGTTTGATGGGGCAAGGTTCTGTGGTGTGTTCTCTGCTGTCCAATTCGCTGCAAATGTAGGTGTGACACCATCAGCGTTCCACGCAGAAACAACATCAGAAGTCACCGTGTCAGCAGTGCTGTTCCACGAAAGAATCACAGCCTTCAAATTACCGATACTCGATCCGCTGGTGCGTGCGCTGAACGAAAGGGTCACAGGCTGGTTGAACATTCCAACAATGTTGCGTTGCTCAATGATTTGCAGAATGCCAAACTTCTTGTTCACTGTTTCGACATCAAGACCGATACTGAATAGACCAGCAGTGGGGGCAACATTGGCTTGCGTGACATCAACGATGTCATTTCCATCGGATAATAAAGTCCACCTATCAAGGGTGTAGGTGTCGTCATTGTTTGCGCCAGCGACAAAAGAAGTGCCGCGCTGCGACACACGCATATCACCATTGATAAGACGGTTGCGACCCATGCCCAAAGCAAACAAGGCTAGGTCAGAGCGTTCCGCTAGGTTCTCCATTTGCGTAGCACCATCAGCCACAAAATCTGTGGGTTCAGGATATGGAATTGCAAAGTTTGGTGTTGTTCCCATTGTTTCCTAAAGTTGTGTCCAAATAAGATTAGTCCATGACACACCAATTGGTGCGTTCTCCCATGTCAATGTTGGTGTCACTTCTTCCCATTCTTGGTAGAAACCAACAGGTGAGAAATACAAGTTGATTGTATGAACACTGGTTGTCAGTGTGTGTTCAATTCCTTCAACATAAAGATTCTTTGTAACAGTCGATGGTGTCCCATACTCAAATGACTTGGTGACAGAAACAAAAGAACCAATATCAATCTGAGAAACAGCCAGACGCTGTGCATCAGTGAGCCTGTACATATTGATGCCCAAACCTGTGAACCAATAGTTGGGGTCAGGTCTGATGAGATAGTCAGCAAGAATCTCTGCATCAGCGTTGGTGGCAAGCAACGATTCAAGTGACACACCTTGCACGCCATAGATGTCTTGTGAGTTTGTGTCCTGCACAACCTGAAGCGTGGGTGAAGGTTCAGCAGGGTTGGCAATAACGATGATGTCTACATAGTTGACCAGTGAATCTGGTCTGATTGAACTAGAGCGTGCTACATCACTCATAAATCACCTCTAGTGATGTGTATGTGATCGACGATACAAGACCATCATCACTGAAGATAATCGTTGGTGATTCAGTGGTGGCTTTGGGTGTGCGTGCTTCCCACACCAGCGCACCATTTCGGTCAATGTAAAGCCTTCCCTGTTCAGCAGATTCAATGATTGCGTTGAAATACGCCAAAGGTGTTTGGGAACTGACTTCAATGCCTGACAGGTTTGCAACACCTTCAGCGATGATTGGTGCAGGGTCAGTGGGGTATTGGACTTCAGGCAAGCCAAGAATGCGGTCAACTCTTGCACCAGATTTCTCTGCTGGTGGGGTGAACACATTGATGTTGGTTGTTGTCAAGTTAATAGTGGCATCAGTGCAAGTGATAGTCACAATGTTTTGACCGTCAGTGCTGAACTCCGTGTCATACGATTGAATCAAACCATTGAACAGATACTGATTGTTTCTGCTTATGCGTACTTTCCTGCGTGGCTCAAAGCCCAATCTGCCACGCTCTGTGTTCCAATACGGGCTGGCAGTGTTGGCAACATTGAACTTGTCCTGACCAAGCAAATCATCAATGGTGATTGTGCAAGTACCAGCACCAAACTGTGCGTCTTGACTTGATCGACCACGCTTGATTTGAACATTGGTCACATATTGGGTGACATCAAAGAAGGTTGTACTGCCATCAAGGAAATCTTCATCAAGAATGCCTAGTTCATTATCATCAAGAGTAAAGACATCTTGATAGAAACCAGCATCAAGTTCAATCTTGTATGAACCCAAATCAGATAAAGCCATTACGCCACCTGAATGTTGATTGCACCAGAACGCCGATTGAACTTGCGCAATTCACCGACAATGACATCAGGCAAACTGGCATCTGCAATCTTGCTGTTGATAGTGATGTTGTACACATCGCCACCCATGCCACCCAACTTTGACAGGGGTATCACTGCTTCAGATTCGCCACCTTCGCCTATCAGAGCAAATGTTGGTTTTGTGACAATGCCGCCTTCAGCAAGGGTGGCAAGACCACCAACGCTGAAACCAGAAAGCAGTGAAGCCCAATCAACACCATCGAAACTAGGCATAGTGCTGACAGCACCAGTTGGTGTAGGTGCAGTCACAGTCACAGGTGCATTCAAATCAGCAAGCAAAGCATCTGCGGCTGCACGCTGTCTCTTGGTCAGTTTGCCTTTTGCCTTACGCAACATGATTTCAGCCTTGGCAAGATTGCGTGTTGTTTCGATCTCGCGTTCTTTTGCGTCACGCACTCTGTCAATGGCTTCTGCTTCTGCATCTTGCGCTTCAACCAACTGTTGCAATGCGGTCTTGTAAGTATCGCTAGTTTTCGCAGCACCATTGATGATTTCATTCAGATTCTCTTGTGCAGTAGTCACAGCCTCAGTAGTTGTTTTGACTTCTTCTTGTGCTTCAGTCAAAGCCATGCGTGCTTCTTCTAAAGCAATTTCTGCTTCAGTAATCTCACGGGCATTCCCACCTTCTCTTGCTGTAACCAAGGCTGCTTCAGCATCAGTGACAGCAAAGGTTGCCTTAGTCAAATCAAAGCCAGCCTGCCTTGCTTCTCGCTGTGCCTGTGTCAATTCAGTTTGTGCAGCAGACGCTTCAGCACTACCAGCACCATAACCACTAGCAATGCGGTTCAGTTTGGCTTGTGCATCAGCAACCTTGTCTGTGGCAGTCTGCAAAGTCTTTTGTGCATCAGCAGTATTTTTCAGCGCAGAACGCAAGTTCTTCTGGTCTGATGTGACCTGTCGAGCAGATTCAGAAAACTTCTTGAACTTGTCTGCAACAGTTTCAGCAGCCTTACCAACGCCACCGCTACCACCATCACCATTCAAAGACTTTGCAACCTGTGCAGTACCTGATTCAAACATTCTGAACTGTGCAGCACTAGCCTGTGCAGTCTTGCCCAATCCACCAATCTTTGCGCCAGTGATATCAAGCGCAAGATTTACCTTTTGAAGTTCATCAATCTTGTTTGTGAATGGGATTGCATTCCACGCTTTAATCAGAAGATTAATCATGCCAATGAACCTGTTGATGAAGAATTCTGCAATACCCAATGCAATGTTGATTTGGATTTGCATATAAGAAACAATGAAGTTGAACACTTCTTTGAAGGCATCACGCACAACTTTGAACTTCACAGCCAAAGCAACCATTGCAACACCAAAAGCAATCACAGCAGCCACCACAATGCCGATTGGGTTGGCGAACAAAGCCACATTGAACGCTGTCTGCGCCACA